GGTAAATCAGGTATTGATTTTGCTCAACAACTAGCTGATGATTACCAACTACCTAATGAACCTAAATCAGTACAAATTGGTGTTCGATTTGAAGCACCACAAAAATATTTTCAAAAACTAATTGATGTATCATACGATTTTAAATTATATCAGAAATTTGATAATGTTAGTTTGCGATCGTTTTGCACTAACAATAATGCAGCTTATGTGGCTGTTGAGGAAACCTATGGCGATGTTAGTTACAATGGTCATGCTAAGAAAGGAAAGGAATTTGAAAATCAAATGACTAACTTTGGTATTCTAATGGAAATTAAAGGTATTGAAGATCCATTTAAATGGAGTAGAGATGTAGTTAAAAAACTTCAAATTAATGGTACTGGTACCTATTATTCACCAAACAAAACCCGCAAACCGGGCCTAACATCAGAAAGTAACACAGTATCTGCTGTACAAGTAGATACAATGGATATTTTATTTGATGCATTAGGTGAAGAATATGCTCAATATATTGAGGATTTTATTACTAATATGCAAGCTATATTTCCGAAAATGGAAAACGATTGGGGTATTTATATGCCTGAAGTAAAATATCTTAGCCCTGAACCACTAGTTAATTATGATGATTTATCATTAACAGAATATCCTAATGTACATTTTGTAGGTGATGCTTTATCTGCTCGTGGCATTACAGTATCAGGTGCTCATGGCATTTATGTAGCTGAAAGTTTGGTTAAGTGAAAATAATTTCGTACCTTTAAAACAAAAAGGTTATGGAAGAACGTCGCGGCAGGCCAAAGGAAATTATTCATGAGCCATCTCCAACTAAATTTAATCGTGTATATGAAGACGAATACACAATTGAAACGTGGAAGTTTGATCTAAATAAGTTTGATAAAGGTCCTATTGAGGTAGATATCAAATATAAGGCTGGTGCTGAAAAAGCACTTAAATTGAAGGCTAAAGAAGCTAAACAAGAAAAGAAAATAGCACGACAGATGAATAAGATAAATAATAAAAATAAAAAATAAGTTATGGCTGAAGTTAAAAAAATTAAAACACCTGATGGAACTATTATTTATAGTTTAGATGGTAAATTTCATAATTATGATGGTCCTGCTATTGTATATCCAAAAGGTAGCGGTAAGAAAGATGAATATTATGTTTTTGGTTTTAAGAAAACTAAAGATCAGTTTCTAGAGTGGAAGAAAGATCAGAAAGGTGTTCCACCAGCAAAAAATCCATTATTTAAAACTCGCTTGTAATATGAAAATAGGTTTAGCAGGAACAATGAGTGTAGGTAAAACTACATTAGCAAAAGCATTAGGTGAATTAGATCAATTTAAAGATCATAGTGTGTTTACAGAACGTAGCAAATATCTGCGTGATTTAGGTATTCCATTAAATACTGATTCTACATTAAATGGTCAGTTTGTATTCTTAGCTGAACGTGCCAGTGAATTATTGCGTGAAAACGTTTTAACGGATAGAACAATTTGGGACGTATGTGCATTTACTTTAGGTGCTAAATCGATTAGTGAATTTGATAAGCGTACTTTTGTTGAGGCTGCTATGATGTTACGCACACAATATGATTTAGTTATTTATGTATCTCCACGTGGAGTTAGTATGGAAGATAATGGTGTTCGTGAAACTGATTTACATTATAGACGTAAAATTGATGAAGTTATTCAATTAGCATTGAAAGAATATGGTCCTAATAGATTAATTGAAGTTGAGGGTACTACTGATGAACGTATTGCTACTATTTTGCAAAATCTGTAATATTTATCGGTAAATAACCAACTAATGGCAGAATTTAATTATAACAAGTATGTTGCTAATATGGCTCAAAGAAAGGGCCCTATGTTCGAATACAACGATGCAAACCAATTAGACAATTCATATTTAGATCAACTTGATTTAACTACAAAAATTGCTGAAACTGATGACCTTAAAGAATACGAAGTAATTTATGTTGTTCAAAATGGTAACTGCTATCGTATCACTGATGAAGGATACAAAGATCAAGTAAGCATGGATTATTGTAGAATGTATGCTGAAACAGTAAATGAAGATGATATGTCTGATGATAATGAAGATAGCAGTGTAGAAGAAGCAATCGATGATGTAGATGTAGATGCTACAGCAGATGAATTTGATTCATCAGAATTTGAAAAAGAACCATCTAAAAAAGATATTAAAGCTGCTGAAAAAGAATTTAGTTTAGATATTCCAAAGTCTGGTGATAGCGCTGCTGATTCAGCTTTAGAAAAAGCTAAACAAATTATTAAAATTAAAGTTGGTAAAATTTTATCTCAACCAAAAGGACAAAGATCAAAATCAACTGACTTAGTAGTATTAAGACAATTTATTCAAAGACCAGACATTAAGAAAGCTTTTAAAGCTCGTGGTTTAGATGTAATGGATTTTGTAAAAGATGTAATCGCTTAATATGGCAAAAAAATTAGAATTAAGCTTATTAGCTGAAGCAAGTGTTAAAGATCCTTTATTACAACAAGTAATGAAGCTATCCCGTTTAACTAGAAAAGTATTTAAAAATACTGCTGATAATATAAACATTCCTCCTAGAGATAGAGCAGGTTTATTAAATGCCTTTGGTGAAATAAATGATGCTATAGAAGATTTAGGTTCAGCTATTGAAATAAATGTTAATGAAAGAGCTCAAATGAGTGAAGTAGATACTTATCATATTGATGATAGTACATACGAAAGAATGGATGGTTTAGTTTCTCAAACTGCTTTAAAAGCATTAGTTGCTGCTATTCAATCTATCATTCGTTCATTAAAAGAAGAAGGATTTGAAGATGATGAAATTTTTGATTACGTTTTAGCAAACGTAAAAATGTTAGATAGAAACTAATAAAATATATATTCCCCAATTAGAAAAGTAAAATAATATGAAACAACTTAATGAAGTTAAAAGAATGCAAGAACTAGCAGGCCTTACTAAAGAAGCACCAGCTATGCCTCCAGTTCCTGGCAAATCATCTTCATCAAATTTAAGTGATAGCTTAAAAGAAAAATATATACAACAAGCTTTTGATGTAGTTGGTTCTACTGCTACCTATAAGAAATATAAAATTCTTGATGATAGTGAAATTAAAACATTAGAAGATATTTTGGATAAAGTTATGACTGGTTTCCAAAATCTTAAATAATAACTAGCCCCGCTATAGTCTCAGTATTATAGCTCTGGCCCGACCCCGTAAGGTCGGGCTTTTTTATTTCATGTATATTTATATATATAAAACCTGTTATGGCTGAACAAAACATAAAAGACGTAATTAAACAGGAGTTCATTAGGTGTGCTCAAGATCCTGTTTACTTTATGAAAAAATATTATTGGATTCAACACCCCCAAAGAGGTAGAATTCAATTTGGATTATATCCATTCCAAGAAAAAGTATTAAACCTATTTAAAAGTAATTCTTATTGTATTACTAATAAATCAAGACAGCTAGGCATCTCTACACTAGTATCAGCTTATTCTTTATGGTTGATGTTATTTAATAAGGATAAAAACGTACTTGTAATCGCTACTAAGCAGGAAACTGCTAAAAATATGGTTACTAAAGTTCGTTTTGCTTATAATAATCTTCCATCATGGTTAAAAATAAAAGCAACAGAAGACAATAAATTATCTCTTAGATTACAAAATGGTTCTCAAATTAAAGCCGTTTCAGCAGCAGGGGATGCTGGTCGTTCAGAAGCCGTATCTTTACTTGTAATTGACGAGGCTGCTTTCATTGAACAAATTGAAGATATATTTGCTTCTGCTCAACAAACCCTAGCCACTGGTGGTGGATGTATAGCTATATCTACTCCTTATGGTACTGGTAATTGGTTCCATAAAACCTGGACTAAAGCACAATCAGGAGAAAATAAGTTTATTCCTATTAAATTACCTTGGACAGTTCACCCCGAAAGAACACAAGCATGGAGGGATGAACAAGACGGATTACTAGGACCTAGAAACGCAGCACAAGAGTGTGATTGTGACTTTACAACCTCAGGTGACACTGTAATCGAACCTCCAATACTAAATTTTTATATAGAATCCTTTATGAAGGAACCTATGGATAAAAGAGGTGTTGATGGTTCACTTTGGATTTGGGAAATACCTGATTATTCTAGACAATATGCTGTGATAGCTGACGTAGCTAGAGGTGATGGTAAAGACTTTTCAACATTTCATATTATAGATGTAGCTGAAGCAAAACAAGTTGGAGAATTTAAACAACAATTACCAACTCGTGATTTTGGTAATTTATTAGTTGCTATAGCTACTGAATACAATGATGCCCTATTAGTAATTGAAAATGCAAACGTAGGATGGGCTGTAATTCAACAAGTTATTGAACGTGGATACCAAAACCTATATTATTCTCCTAAAATGGATATTGGATTAGGTAATGTTGAACAATATCTTACTAAATTTGAAAATGGTCAAGGTATGGTTCCTGGATTTACTACATCAGTAAAGACAAGACCACTTGTTATCTCAAAGATGGTGTCGTATATTCACGAGAAGGCATGTGTTATACAATCTAAACGCACGCTTGAGGAATTAAGAACATTTGTTTGGAAAAATGGTAAAGCTCAAGCATTAGATGGTTATAATGATGACTTAGTAATGGCTTGGGGTATAGGAATGTTTTTAAGAGATACGGCTTTACAATTTAGACAACAAGGTCTTGATATGGCTCGTGCTTCAATTAATAGCATTTATAGAACAGGCACAACTGTTGCTCCTGTTTACTCTCCTAATGGTGGAAACTATGTACCAAACCCTTATCAGATGGATTTACCTCATGACCAAACAGAAAATATAAACTGGTTGTTAGGTTAATAAATATTTATATAATATATAATAATAAAATATGGCTGAAACATTTTTAGGTAGACTTAAAAAGCTGTTCTCAACAGACGTTGTAATAAGAAACGTAGGAGGAGACCAGCTTAAAGTAATGGATACAGATAATATCCAGAGCTTGGGAGTTCTACAAACAAATTCAGTGTATGATCGCTATGCTCGTTTATACACTACATCAGGGGGTTATAATTATAACCTTTCTCAACAACTTAATTATCCTACTACACGCAT